ATGAGGAAGGATGAAAATAAAGGATGAAGGATGAGGGATGAAAGATGAAGGATGAAAGAAGGGATGAAGGATGAAGATAAGGATATTGAGGAATACGATTTGTGATGGTCGTGTGGTGGAGGCGGGGGATGTTGTCGAAGCCAAAGAGGAGAGTGCGCGGATTTTGATTGCGCTAAAGAAAGCGATGCCGGAAAGTAGAAATATAGAGCCGGCTGAGAAAGCTATTTTGCCTAGAGGAGAGAAGCGGAGTAAGAAGCATGTTGAAACTGATAACGCCTCCGACAGTTGAACCAATCAGTTTATCGGAATTGAAAGCACATTTGCGCATCGATGGGACGGATGAGGATTCGTTATTGAATGCTATTATCAAAACGGCACGGGAGCATGTGGAGGCGATAACACGGCGGGCGTTGATCCAGCAGACATGGCAATTGATTTTGGATGGATGGTGGTTGAGTGAAGCTATATTAGAGCTACCTATGCCGCCATTAATCGGTGTGGATTCTATTGTTTACAAGGACAGCGCCGGCACAGAATACACGCTGGAGAGCAGTAAATATCTTTATGATGCGACAGATATTGGCAGATTGATGCTAGCAGATGGGGAGAGTTTTCCGACATCAGAATTGTATCCGATGGGGGCAGTGAAAATCACTTTCAAAGCTGGGTATGGTACGAGCGATGATAGTCTACCAGAGCCAATACGCCATGCGATACGGTTATTATGCGGACATTATTATGAGAATCGAGAGGCGGTAATTATCGAACGTGGGGCTAATATCATGCAATTGCCGATGGCGGTGGATGCATTGTTAGCGCCATATCGGGTATGGGGGTTTTGAAGGGATGAAAATAAAGGATGAGGGAAGAAGGATGAAGGATGAAGTAAGGGATGAAGGATGAAGGATGAAAATAAGGGATAAGGGATGAAAGGATGAGGAATGTTTGCAGGATGGTTGAGGCATAGGATTGTTATTCAGGAGCTGGTAGGTACAAAGAACAAATATGGTGAGGTGGTGCAGAGCTGGCAGGATGTGGCGACGGTATGGGCGAGCATCGAGCCATTGCGGGGGAGGGAATATGTAGAGGCAGTAATGGCGCAAGCAAACGTAGATCACCGGATCCGAATACGATATCGAAGTGGGATCAGTCCGAAGATGCGAGTGAAGTATGGCGAGCGGACATTTCAGATAAATTCTGTTATTGATCCACGAGAAGAACACAAAGAGATGGAATTGATGTGTGAGGAAGATGTGAATGATTAAGTTTGAATTGAATGGAATAGATGATTTATATAAAGGACTTGAGCTGCGAAAGAATCAAGTGACGGAGATGCGGAAAGAGGCGCTGGAGGAGGGCGCGAAGATCATTGCAGATGAAGCGGACAGCCTAGCACCGGAGAATGGGCATATTCATATAGATGTGAAGTCAGAAGAAGCAATTATTGGATTTGATAAAGAAAAATGGTATTGGAGATTCTTTGAATTAGGTGCGAAAGCCCATACGATAAAAGGTTCTCCTCTGGTATTCGAGGGAGATCAAGGATTAGTGATTACAAGAGGAGTAGCTCATCCTGGAATGGCAGCAAGACCATTTTTAAGACCAGCATTAGATACGAAAAAAGATGAGGCAATCAAGATTATGGGTGAAATTGTGCGGAGGAAGGTGGAATGACGCTGGAATCTGTGATCCGCACGGCGCTGGTGGGAGATGCAAATATAAATGCGATTATTGGGGATCGGGTGTATCCGTTGTTGATTCCGCAGGATGCGGCTTACCCGGCCATTGCCTATCAGCGGATCAGCGGGAAGAATTTGCGGTCGCATGACGGGGCGGACATCCTAGAGAATGTACGGGTGCAGTTAACGCTAGTGGCGGAGTCGTTCGAAACAGTTAAAAACCTGGAAAAGGAGGTCAACAGGGTATTAGATGGGAAGAAGATAGGCGATTTGATGGTGTTTATTGAAAACAGGACGGATGATGTATCCGGCAATGGATTGATTTGGAGTGAGCGAATAGATTTGAAAATTTTGTATGGATAGAAAGGAGAAAAGAAATGTCAGCAATTGGATCGCATGGAACGCTTTTGAAAATTGGAAATGGAGCTCAAACGGAGGTCTTTACCACAATTGGGATGGTAGGGGATATCAGCGGGCCGAAATTTGAGCTTGGGACGGAAGAGGCAACCTCTCATGATTCGACCTGGCGGGAGTATGTTCCGACTCTGTTAGAGGCTGGAGAGGTTAGCTTCGATATCTTCTTCGACCCGGCTAATGTAACACATTATTCTGCGACAGCGGGTAGCTTGTATTATGCGCAGAGCAATAAGGTAAAGAATCACTTCAAGCTGGTGCTGCCGGACCCGGGAGCGATGGAGATTGCTTTCGGGGCATACGTGACGAGTTTGGAGCTCAAAGCTGATGTGGAGGGTGTGTTGACGATGTCGGTGACGCTGCAAATCAGCGGAGCGGTGACGATAACACAATAGAAAGGATGAAGGATGAAGGAGGAAGGATGAAAGAAAGGATGAAGGATGAGAGATGAAGGATGAAATGTTTGATTGGAGGTTGAGATGATATTGACGCGAGATGAGATTTTGAAAGCGCAGGATATTGATTATGAAGTGGTGGAAGTGCCGGAATGGGGCGGGGAGGTGCGCGTGCGGGCGATGACGGCGGCAGAGCGGGATGCGTTCGAGGCGTCTATTCTGCGACAAACGAAAAGTGGTGTGCAGGTTGAGATGGTGAATTTGCGTGCCAGGTTGTGCGCAATGACGATTGTGGATGAGGATGGCAAGCGGATTTTCAGCGATAGTGATGTTGCTGAATTGGGTAAGAAGAGCGCGGCGGCATTGCAGAGAGTTTTCGATGCAGCGATGCGCTTGAGTAAATTCGGCAATGAGGATATCCAGAATCTGGCGGAAAACCTAAAAAACGACCAACCAGGCGGTTTGCCTACCGATTAGCGCTGGCGATAGGTGAACCGCATGTGGATGAGTTGTTACATGGGATGAGCTCGGCAGAGATGGCAGAATGGATGGCTTATGCGATGATCGAACCATTTGGCGAGGCAAGGGCAGACTTGCGGATGGGAATCATTGCGTCATTACTGGCGAATATCCACCGAGATCCGAAGAAGAGGCGGCAAGCCTACAAGCCGGAGGATTTCATCCCGCAATTTCAAATCGAAACGGATATCGATGAGAGGATGCAAAGCGCAACGGAGAAGGTCAGGACGGTTTTCAGCGCTTTAGCAGGAGGATCGCATGAAGAAAGATAAGGAATGGCAGGAAGAATCGCAAGAGGCGATGATTGAGGAAAAGGTATATCCAGATTACAACGCTGGAAAAAGGCGGATTGTTGTCAAGCGGGCATATCCGATTTTTGGCGCTATGGGGGGCGGGAATGGGATGATTGGAAGGTTGGATGAGGGGGATATCATTGAAGTGGCAGAGGAAGTTGAGGGATGGGTGAAGCATGAGAGAGGATGGAGCTTTATAAAGGATGAAGGATGAAGGAGGAAGGAGGAAAATAAAGGATGAAGGCGGAAGGATGAAAATGAAGGAGGAAGGATGAGGTATGAAGGATGAAAATGAAGGATGAAGGATAAGAGATGGCGGATATAGCGACGCTGGTTGTGAAGATAACGACGGATACGGCGGGATTCGTCAAGGGGGTTGAGGAGGTGAAACGGAACGCCGGCATGTTGGAACGCGGTATGACGGGCCTGGCTGCGGTTGGGGGCGGAATAGTGGCAACTGGATTTGCGGCGGCTGCTGCTGGAGCGGTGGCGCTGGGGGGAGTACTATATGATTCTGTGAAAGAGGCGATGTCGGCGCAGCAGGTGCAGGCGCAATTGAATGCGGTATTACAATCGACTGGAGGAGCGGCTGGTGTTACGGCAGATATGGTGAATAATCTCGCCGATAGTCTGCAAAACGTGACGCCATATGAGGATGATGCAATTATCTCGGCGCAGAATATGCTCTTGACCTTCACGAATATCGGCAAGGATGTATTCCCGGATGCAACCAAGACGGTGCTGGATATGTCCACCGCATTAGGACAGGATTTAAATTCTAGTGCGATGCAACTGGGGAAGGCATTGAATGATCCAATCAATGGGATTACGGCATTGAGACGGGTCGGTGTGGCATTCACCGATGATCAAGAGGCGATGATCAAGAAAATGGTCGAGAGCGGGGATACGATGGGGGCGCAGAAGATGATATTGGCGGAGCTGCAAAAGGAATTTGGGGGTAGTGCGGAAGCTGCTGGAAAGACGTTTGCCGGACAATTAGAGATATTGAAGAACAAGCTTGAGAATGTCAAGGAAAGCATTGGGGGGGCATTATTACCAGTTTTGACCGATTTGGCAGAGAAATTATCGGCATTTTTGGGGCGGGCGGATGTGCAGCAAGCTATTCAAGGCGTTGCAACGGCAATCGCTGATTTTGCGCAGAAAGTTATCGCATATGTGCCGGTTGTGATCGGATATATCAACCAAG